TGCGCTATGCGCTCACTATATCACTGAGCTGGATGACTCGCTGAACAGCGAATGGACGTCATGCGGCTCGATATGGTGTAACCCACCCTATTCCGATATCGGTCCATGGGTGGAAAAAGCTGCTGAGCAATCTCGGGCGCAGTCTCAGGCCGTAGTGATGTTGTTACCGGCTGACATTTCTACCGGCTGGTTTATTTCAGCCATGCAATCAGCTGATGAACTCAGGCTGATAACCGGCGGTCGCGTTCAGTTTGTTCCGGCATCCGTTACAGGAAAGCGCCAGAGCAACCCCAAAGGCTCGCTCCTGTTTATCTGGCGCCCGTACATCACCCCGCGACACATCATTACGTCCGTATCGCTGGCTGAGTTAAAGCGGATCGGGAATCTGGAGGCGGCATGAGCAAAGGAACCATTATCTGTCTGTGCGATATCACTGGCGTCATGGCTGAGCCATGGGTCGAAGCGGGTTATCGCGCCGTCCTGGTGGACCCGCAGCACCCTGAGACTTCGATCGACGGTCCTGTTGAGCGCATATCGGCAACCATCCTTGAGGCGATGCCGCGGCTATCTCAGATCATCCGCTCTGAGAACGTCGTCATCGTCATCGGCTTCCCACCATGCACGGACGTGGCTGTTTCCGGATCCCGCTGGTTCGAGTCCAAGCGCGCCAAAGACCCGCATTTCCAGGCCAAGGCCGCGCTGGTCGCTGAGCAATGCCGGATGGTTGGCTTGGCGGCCGGCTGCCCGTGGGCATTCGAAAACCCGGTGAGCGTGTTCAGTAGCATCTTCGGCTCGGCAGATTACACGTTCCATCCGTACCAGTTCACTGGGCTGTGCGCGGATGACAACTACACGAAGCAGACATGCCTCTGGACGGGTAACGGCTTCAAGGCGCCGGCAGAGAGTATGCACCCGATGGTTGAAGCGGCTATCGACGCCGTGAAGCTGGCCTGCGACCGCATGGTGCCGAAGAAAAAGGCGATCGATGCCATATCCGGAACGTCCTTTGCCGGATTGGTGACTGACTGGTATCCGGACAACCGAATTCACGAATGTCCGCCCAGTGATGAGCGCGCCAACATTCGCAGTGCAACTCCTCTTGGATTTGCAAAGGCGGTTTTCCTTTCGAATGCACCCCACCTCAATAAGAAGCGGGAGGCAGCATGACGCCAGAAGAACAGGAAAACATCCTCCGCGCCCAGGCTCGTCGCTGCGCAGAAGAGATAACCAAAGCGATGAGCGTAAAGCCTAAACCGAAGTGGAACGCTGTATGCCCCCCCCATCCTTCGCAAGCACTACGAGAAGGTAAAGCCGATGGGTGTCAGCCTGGTGAAATTTGTCAGTGTTATTGGCCGCATGAATGGGCGGTATGGAGTGGAATCATGAGCAAGTCATTAAACGCGCGTTGCATTCGTCGCTGGGAAGTGGAATTCAAACCTTTTTGTGATTCAAAAGTTAACCCCTACTGGCGTAAGCGCGATCTGCGTGGGTATATCCGCGAAGCTGCGCTTACCACCGCTTACAGCATGGTCGAGAGCATGGCTGAACGTAACGCCAAGGTTGACTATGACGGCACGACTGATGGCTGGTCCCCTGAGTTCTCGGCATGGTATGACGAACGCCGGGAACAGTACCTCAAAGAAGCGCGTGATTACCTGGACGAAGAAGCCACAAATGACGAGATCGATGAAGAAATCCAGAACGAGCTGGAGGCCTGGAATGACTGATATCGCCACATTCACTAATGAGCAATTAATCGCCGTGTGCCGTGCTGACGTGGCGGAAATATCGAAGTTTTTAAAAGAGGGTGAATTCAGCAATCCGTCCCGCGCGGCCCTGTATTTGCGTATTACTGAAATCGCATTGGCAGCGCTGATGGGGGAGTTCTCATTTGCTCGCAATCAGGTTCGCCGCGAACACGCTGAATGGTCACATGCCACCTTCGGCAATGTTGGTCCGGCTGGCCCACTGAAACACCTCAGCATAGAAGCGCTTGAAGCTGCCGCGGAACCTAACGACCACAGCGAATGGGCTGATATGCAGTTCCTGATGTGGGATGCCCAGCGCAGAGCGGGAATCACTGACGAGCAGATTACCCAGGCGATGATCGATAAGCTCGCGGTAAATAAGGCGCGCCAGTGGCCCGAGCCAATGGACGGGGAACCTAGGATGCATTTACGAAGCGAAGACGAATCACTCAACGCCAGGCGCCGCCGTAATCGTGAATCAAATGCGCGCGCTCGCGAACGTGAAACGCCCGCACAACGCAAAGCCAGACTGGCGAAAAACAAATTGAGAATGGCTCTTCGTCGTAAGGGAGGTGCCAAATGAGCCTGAAACACCGCCTGCCCGAGCTGGAAGCCAGCATCGACCCGGCAGCATTGCGCGCAGCCGCCGACGAATATTCGGATCTGCTTCTGACTTTGTGCTTATGCATGAAGATGGCCGGCCCCACCCGGGCGAACGTGCGCGCCTGCGCCAGCGAGCTTAAAAAACGCCTGACAACCTGGCACAGCCATAAAGAGCTCAATGCAATTCTGTCCAGTTGGGATCCCGTTGGCTATGTTCTCGGCCTCCGCCGTGAAGCGAACGACAACGCGCGCGCAGCTGGCGATCCGGTTGATGTCTTTGTGTTAGGTGAATATGCGACTGATTAACCGAAGCAAACAATCACCACTGGGCCGCCAGGCGTGCGATGCGGCACTGGCAAAACACGTTGAGCTTTATGGCGATTATGGCCGGCAGAAAATGAAGCGGACCTATACCGTCGTGGTACAGGGCACAAAAATCACAGTTGAGGTGGTTAACCGACGCTGCAGTTACGTGGCTACTGCTATGAATTGCGCACGTAGACTGCGCGCACTGGCTGGGCAAGTTTCCTGATAATGATACGGCCCCGAAAGGGGCCAATGGAGATAATGATGAGCAATGAACTCGAATTGATGAAAACGCGCGATATCTGCGAACAACTCTGCATTACACCGAGAACACTGGATCGCTATCGCAAGCGTAAAAAGAGCGAAAACCCCTTCCCTGATCCAGACTGTTCATATATGGGCGGCCCTAACAAATGGCTTAAGAGTAGAGTGATTGAGTGGCAACAAAAAGAAATGCGTCGGAAAACCCGCTTGCCAATGGCCCATTTAAACCTAGTGCGGGATGAGGGCGGAAAACTCCGCCGCCGGGAAAATATTTAATGCTTCCGCATAGTTGTTGGGTTAGGGGTAATTCACATCATAAAAATGAATTCTATCCTCCACACCCAACAGCTTTGCTGATCAAATGTTTTGAAGTCTGAATTCTTTGGCTTGTCGCGTCCAATCTGCAACCTGGTGCCGATCTTCAATTAACACGTGGGCTTTATCGTTACAATAATCAATAACATAGAAATGGTGGTCATTATCTCTGTCAACGAAATATGAGTACACGACATAACTATCACTGGTTGATGCCCATTGAACGAATAGACCATCACCATCTTCCCAGCAACATCCTTCCTGCCAAATATGAACATGGTGTAATTCTTCACCACGTGCTTCAACAGGTCGCTCCATGAGTTTATCTCGACCAATCGTATCTAAATGCGCAGGGTGTTCAAGCTGGACATGAATGGCAGGAGCGGGAGTATCATCAAATTCAATACATTCCCGCTTATATTGTTCAAACTCTTCAATCGGAAGCTCAGTTAGAGGATACTGAGTAATAACCTCGGTCAGCGCTTGAGAGCGACTTATTTTGAAACCCATGCGTTCCGCTTCTCTTCCATTTTCTCAGCAAGAATGGCAGAAGCAGCACTTAGTCGCGCTTTATACTCAGCAGAACGTCGCACCGTTTGGCGCTGTTTATCGCTGGCTCTTCTTTCGCGTTTCTGTGTCATACCATCCTCCATATCACCGTTGGTGATTTTAGAGTCAGTTTATAACCACGGTTATACATGGTCAACATCATATTGTCTTATGGTGTCTTAAGTTGTCCACGGGTGGCTCGATTCGCTTACCCTACTTGACGCGGCGTGAACTCCAGTACATCGGGTTCGATGATGCTCATCAGTCGGGCCCACCACTTGCCATATGCCTCTCTCATTTCTTCTATATACGTATGCTTGTCATATACAGACCATACGCCGGGCAGTTTATGCCCCAGCATTATCTCAGCAATATGCGGCTCGGTAAGCTCAGAAAAGTTTGTGCGCGCAGTTCTGCGCAGATCGTGAATCGTGAAGTGGGGCACTTGCTCGTTATAAGCTTTCAGCATGAACTTAACCAGGTTGCTGCTGATGCTCATATGGAAGCCTTCACTCATCGGCTTATCTTCGTACTTAGAGAAAACGAAGCGACCAGGTGCAAGATCAATGGCCCGTTTTATCAACGGTAGCATTTCTGGAATTATCGGTCGAAGTATCGGTTTTTTACTCTTCCGCCCGGTTTTGTGGTTTTCCCATGGAACGGTCCAAATACCCTCTTCAAAATCGAAATGCGATACTTCGGCCTGCCTCAGTTCGCCGACCCTGCATGCCCATAGCAGAGAGAGTTTATAAAGTATCTTGTTTCGTTCCATCAGGCGCGAGTCCTCAATAGCTCGCCATACTATCGCCAGTTCTTTTCTATCAAGGGTGCGCTCCCCCATCTGCTTCTGGATCCCGAAATCGCGGCCAGACATTTCAGACAGAGGGTTGGTCTCAAGTAGTTGACGTTTAACCGCCCATGAATAGCACTGCCGGCCGTTGCTGATTACCCGGCGGGTGATCTCACTATAACCCTGCGCCAGTCTGTCCAGAACCGTAAGCCAGTTATGTAGCGTCAGCTGGTGTGCCGGGTATTTACCTAGTTTAGGGAAAACGTGAAGTTCGAACGTCCGCAGGATCTGCCCTGCTGTTTCTTTCTGGATACAAACCATGGCGTGCCATTCGCGGAAAAGTTCCTCGAATGTGTACTGGCTGTTTATTTTTGCTTTATCGAGGCTTTGCCTGATTCGAGGATTTTCCCCGCGGGCAAGAATCGCAGCCCATTTGGCTACTTCATCGCGCGCGGCCTTTAAACCGAACTCAGGATAACTGCCGATCGTCATCTTGTCCTGCTTCCCCAGAAAGCGGAAACGGTAAAAAAAGGTGACGGCGCCCTTTTTAGAAATGCGCACCCAAAGGCCGTCCCGGTCAGCCTTCTCTTCTACCTTGTCTCGTTCGCGCCCGAGGCACGACTTTAGATAACTATCTGAAATAGCCATGATTTATCCCTGCACGTGTCCATCAGAAATGATGCTTCTGTGTCCATCATAGGATATGGACGCACTGATGGACACAAAAACCATGACTTATGATGTCTTAGGTTGACTGTACATGCAA